ATGGCAGAATCGCAAAACGAGCTGAAGCTCAGCACCTTCAAGCTGCACGAACAGGCGGTCCGCGCATCCGTCGGCGGGAAGCAGCTGGCATTGGACGCACTCGAGCTCGGCGGCGAAATCCTCGTCGTCCTGACATGGCTGGGCAACTCCGAGAGAGGCCTGCGCAAGCCGGAATATGTCCTGCCCTTGAGCGCGATCATGCACCAGAAGCTGAGCAACGATTCGGACGCGAAGTACAAATGGGCCATCGGTGCACCGCTGCCGCAGTCGCTCTTTGACGGCAGCGCGTCGAGGCAATTCAGAAGGCAGTTCGGTGTCAGAAGTGGGCCGGCCCTGACATTGCCGCTGAAGGCGACACACCATTGAGGGTGGAGGCCCTTCCCTGCTAGGGGGCGGTCGCTTGCATATTTTGGGATGGTTCTGCCCCTTGCGGAAGCACTCGCTTCCGCTTCGCCTGGCGAAGCTCGCGGCATCGCATCAACAACAAGAATGAAATGAGAAGGCAGCTAGCCGCTGCCGCGCCAATCTATCCCGAAAGCTCCGCTATAGCGGATGCGTTTTCGGGCAAAAACACTGCCCAAGTATTCGGATCAAACATATTGGAGAATGGTAGCGGAGGCGCGTTTCACGCCATACCCCCAGATTTCATTCGGGCGCTTTGTGGCCTGATATTGTGCCCCACGCCGCAGTCGATATGGGCTGTTGCGTGACGCGCGTTGGCGGCGATGGGCGGAGTTGAATTGCTTCGCCGTCAATCCGACTATTTTAAAGTGAGCGCGTATTCGCGATAGGCGTTGAGCTTATCGACAACTGCGGTGTTCGAGCCCGACCAGACGCCTGAAAGCGCGCCATCTGCACCTGCAAGTCGACGTGAAAACGCTGCCCCCTTCGGCTTATTGGCTGCTCCAGGGCTGTAGTTGAAGCCGATAAGCGAACTGCCGCCCGGGCGGATCGGAACAACAAAAAATCCTGACACATCGCGCCAAGCTATTCTTGTCGGTGAACGAAGAAGCCCACCAGACAGTGTCAGGCCCTCTTGGTCTAATGAGAGCCGTTGGGGTCGTATAAGCAGGACAACGAGAACTATTGAGCAGGCGGCGAAGAACACCGCACCCCAAATCAAATAATTGCCTTCGCGGTCGGGCACAAACAATCCCACGGCGACAAAGGCCAATGATCCCAGAAGCATGCAGGCAGTCTTGCCTCGAGAAGCGATAATTTCAGTTTCCATCACGCCCAACCTATATGCGCGATTTCAGTCAACCTTCCGGCAAGCGCACAAGAACACTGTCGCAGGAATTCAACGTTCTGTCGCTCGCTTCCTCTTCCGGAAAATCGCGGCGAGCTAGACATGGCTAAAAGCCATGTTGCACTTCATGTCGCGTGGAGCCGCCGAGCCCAGTTGGAAAAACCCGGAATTGCAGCGAACTGCGTTGCAACACGACTGTTGTCCGCCAAGCTTATCCGGAATTATCCGGAGAGATCGGGGGAGACCCACAAACCGGCGGGGAATGGTTGAAAATCAACGAGTTGCCCGTGGGGAAGAGTGGTTTGTCGCGGGAAGCGGCTTGGACAGCCTAGTGTGATAAAAACCGTAAAATCGGGCGATCCTGCAGGGCTGAATTCAAAAATCCCGCGCTGCCTTTGAGAAGTCTATGAAAGCGCAGAAAACCGGCTTTGAGACCGCTTTCCCGTCGGAGCACTGGTCGCTTTTTGCCCGCTGAAGTCGGCCGGCATTCCAATTTGAACATGCAAGCGACTTGCATGTTGGTCCGTCGGGTTCCGCAACCCCGGAATTCCAAGGCTATCGGCGTAAAACGAGATGTTTGCAAACATGCAAGCGATGAGCGCTGTTTCCATTGTCGCTTGCATGTTTCGCGTTGCCTGACGGCGCACGTTTGTTTCTTAGAATGGAATGTCGTCGTCTGGGTTTTGAGGAGCCGGAACCACGATAATTTCGCCTTCGCTCAACACCAGCCCTGACGACGGGCCGCCGCTGATCCGATGACGTCGAGCGATCTTTTGCGCAGCCTCAGTGAAAGGAGGCGTCCCGTCGGTCGTCATCAAGCCAACCTCCGCGTAGTAGCTCACCAGGCGATCAAACGTCCCGCTGTGGATCCTAAACATTTCGGACGTGTTGCCTCGCGAGACCTCTCCGGCGAGAGCAGATCCTATAGCGACGCACGATCGAGCTACGTCGATATGACACTCCCCCGTGTAGTTGTCCGCCTCCCATTCGAGGCTGCTGTAAAACGTGGGAAAAATCGAGATCCAGGTACCCCGAATGGTAAATTTCGCACCACTTCGGTTCTTTGCACTCGCAAAAATTCGGACGCTTAAGGGATCGGTCGGATTAGGAATGTTTGGGAGTGGTATATCGATATGCAAATTACTTAGAGCCTGCCTGTATTTATCGTTTTCCTTTCGGATAGCGTTTAGTTCCTCCAGCGTTTGCAAATTCGTTACCGCGTCGCCGCGTATCCAACCCGGTCGCGGCTTTGTAGCTTTGGCGTGGTCGAGGGCTTCCCGAACGGCCAGCTTAAGTCCGTCTAGGGTTATCCAAGTTTTCCTCAACCTGCCCTTTTCGGCCTCCGCAATAAAATCGCTTAGCCGCCTGCGACCGTCGTCCGTCATTTCCGTTCGGTCCGCAGAAATCGAACCTCTATCACCATGCAGCATCACCAAAACTGGGACGCCTTTCGAAACCGCATACTGAAACTCTTTGTGGGTGTAGCTGAGACCGTCTTCCGCGACAGTTCCGTACCGTCCAGCAACAATGAGAACATAGTAGTCACACTGATCGATGAGCGACTTAATGAACTCAAATTGATCATCGTCGACTGCGGGGAACGACTCCATCTGCACCGGAAAATCGCCGGTACTTATTACTACGTCTTGAACGGCCCGCCGCTCATCCTGGAGGTCCATAAACGTCGAGCTTATGAAGACTTGATATCGTTTTTCCTGCACGCCGAATCTCACGACAACCTTGATGACATCCCATTCTCGCCGCTCTCGCAGGGCGTGACAAGTTGGTGGATATTCGCTCGACGGTGGAAAGTCGGCCGTTCACCAGCTCACATCGAGTTCGTCGTCATAGCGCATGCCGGGCATTACTCCACGAATGTTATGATTGGGAAGGATCCTGGTGACACGCTTCTTATGAACTTCGTAGCCTGGGAATGGGTCAGTGATTACCTGGTCAAAGAAGATGCGATGGCGATCAGTCAAGTGGTCGGTTATCTCAACTAAGAAGAGGTGGACAGCCTCATAGTCTGCCACGACAACCTGGGGCGTATGGATCGTTTCAAGGTGCTCATAGAGCCTGCCGATATTGTCTCCTCCGTCGACAAACAGTGGCCTAGTACCTTCAAAATAGACGGTCTCGATTTGCTCTCTAACTGGGTCCATGTTGCCGTGAATGGCGAAATTGCGTTTGTCCATCACCCGCTTGAAGTCGCCATAGATCGCGCTTTTCAGATCGATTGGCCGAGAGAAGCCATCGCAATGCTCACTGAGGGCAGCCAGTCGCTCGGGAAGCTTCAATCGAATGAATGCGCCATAGAGTTCGGGATCGTTACGAACCTTATCCTTGCAAAAGACGAGGATAACCATGTTGATAAAGGCCTCGGCCATTATGGGCGTCAGGAGCCTCAGCTTCAGACAGTTTCCGTAAAGATCGTTGACGCGCTTGCTTCGCCGTCTCTCCTGCGCCTCCCATCGCTTAACTGCACGTTTCGAAGCGAGGTCAGGCATCTTCGCCATCCCCTCAGAAGGTGCATCGGTGATCGCTTCGTGCATCTCCGCACAGAGGTCAGCGAGCGTCACGAACTTGTTTTGGAAAACCACGAACTTTTCAAATGAGCGAGTCATCTCCGACTTGGCCTGCCCCATGCGGCCAAAGTCCCGCTTCAGGCCCAAGATCAGATTTTTCCAGTCTTGGTCGCTCATCGCCTCAGCTATCATGAAATGAGTATCTCGGGATGTTCCTTGTATGTAGACATTGACATCCTCCGCCCTCAAGACGAAGTCCCAATGAATCCAGTTGTCGCTATCATCCCGGCGCAACAAGTTCTGAAATCCGTTCGGCGTCCCGAAGCGTGCACGAAGGTATGCGTAGACGTCGACCGGCCGAAGATGCGTTCTGACGATCAGAATGTTGCCTCGGACCGCTGATTTCTGTTCGTAGAATTCGGTCGCTTCCCTCGGAGTTGCCTTTCTCCACGACGCTACGTCCACTGCCTTTGCCATCGCGCCCCGTTCCAAACCGTGCAAGTCCGCCACCTCTATAAGTGGCAGGATCCCCTCTTGCACGCAAACATCGAGATCCCTAGCTTATCTATGCAATTCTAGGGTGCCGAGGGTAATTATGCGAATTTGAGACTACGGGCGCTGTTCCCCGCGCCCGTCCACCGCGCCGCCTCTCGGTGCGTCGACTGGTTCAAACACAAAACCGAACTTTTCGAACATCCTGGCAAAACCGGGCGCGATCCCATGTGCTTGCTTTTCTGGCTGATCCAAGCGTGGCTTGACGATCATGAGGCCGAGCGTTTCCCTGACCCTGGTGTTGCCTGAGCCTCAGAAAGATCTTTCGCAACCTCTTTGCGCAATAGCCGGAGCCTGAGATCGACCTCTTCTCGGTCATCCGGATCGACAAGTTGCGACGTTAGCTTTGCTAGGTAATGAGCGACCGTCTGCTCTGCTGAAGGTTCAGGCAATGAAACGCCCGTCTCTCGGTGCAACTCGCGCACCAAGGCCTCAACGAGTTCGCGAAGGTCAGACTTTGCCGCTTCAGTCCCAAAAAGCAGCCAGTGGGGGCTGACATCGAGAAGATCGCAAATTTTTGCGACCTCATGCAACCCAAATGATCGAACTCCCTTTTTGTAGGCAGTCCACGTGTTGGGCGCGATACCAAACGCAGCAGCTAGCGCGCCCTCATTTCCCCAGCGGTTCTTGCTCAGGATGCGCTCGATGATCGCGTCGTAAGAAAATTCTGCCACTTACTTCGCTATCGCAATATTTTGCGATGCCCAGTTGAACATCGCAATAATTTGCGATAACCCTTTCCATGAACACGGAACAAATCACCAATGAAAAGGGAGACCGGCCAGGGCCTCCCTCTTCACAACGAGGATTGACTATGCACCGCCCCCAAAGGACGGACAAGCCACGCGACCGCGCTGCCAACAAGCTGGAGGAGCTTGCCTCTGTTAAGAGCATGCTCCTCCTTGCTGGCCTCACAACCTACGACATCGATCGTCGCTACTACCTGTCACGTGGGACCGCCGGAACGACGCTTCGCGAACCCAACATGGCAGGGGAACAGGCAATCGCTGCTGCTCTCGGTACAAAGGCGCACTTGTTGTGGCCGAGCCGTTACCAGCCCTCCGGTCAGCGGCGATCCCCTCAGCCGCGTGAGAACTATGAGCGCCCACCCACCATGCGGCAACGCCAAAAAAAGGCGGGCGCATAGACATGGAAAACCCCTTCATCCCGTCCCGGTCCCGCTTGTGTAATGCGGCCCAAACAGCGCTTTTGTTTAGCGTAGCGCTGTGCGGCCTCCTCGCCGCAGCCATCGCCGTAGGGAAGCAGCTATGCTGAACCCTTACGACGAACATCAGCGCCTGGAAGTGATGCTGGCGTGCTGCGTCAAGGCAGTGCAGTCGCACTTCTCGCACATCGCCGTGCGCGACATCATCTGGCCGCCGCGTGACCTCTTCGACGCGGCGCTCGCACGCCAGGTGGCAATCTACATCTTGCATATCGAGTTCGAAGTGCCGCGCCGTCGCATCGTCAAGATGCAGGCGCGGCAACGCACGTCCATTTCCTTCGCCATTCGCAAGATCGACGAGCGGCTCGGCTGCCCGGTCTTCGCCAAGGCGTACACCCGCATGGCGGCCAGGGCGAAGGACATCTTCATGCAACAGTTGAGAAAGGCGGCAGCGTAAATGGCCGAGTTCATCCGCGCGAAGATTTCAGACATCCATATCGGCGAACGCGCACGCCCAATCGACGAGGACCATGCCCAGGCCATCGGCGCCTCGATGGCCGAGCGCGGTCAGATCAGTCCGATTATGGTTCGCCGCACACCGGCGGCGAACAAGGGAAAGACCCCCCTGACGTTGGTCGCAGGCGGGCACCGCACTCGCGGCGCCGTGATTATTGGTTGGGATGAATTGGACGCGATTGTCGTCTCGGCGGATGCAGTCGAAGCTCAGCTCCTGGAACTCAGCGAGAACCTTTATCGCAACGAGCTGTCTGCACTCGACCGCGCGATATTCGTGATGAAGTACCGCGAGCTTTGGGAAGAAAAGCACGGCAAAATCGACCGGACCAAAAACCTGAAGCAATCGAAGGGCACCGAGTGCCCTTCGATCTTCGCACCCGGCCGCGAGCTTTCAAAGCAGGTGCAGGAACGCCTCGGCTTTGGGGAGACAACCTACAAGAAGGTCACCCGTATCGGGCTTAACCTGCATCCAGATCTGCGCGCCCTTTTGCGAGGAACTGGGGGGGAGGACGATCAGTCCCTTCTGCTCAAACTCGCCAAGATGGGACCGTTAGAGCAAGCGCGCATTGCGAGCGTTCTGCGGGAAGACCGTGATGTCAAAAAAGTAGTGTCTTCGCTGAAGGGTGAGCCGATCAAGGCTGACCCCCAAGAGGCCGCGTTTGGCAAACTTGTCGCCGCCTGGAAGACCGCCAATGAAGACACCCGGCGCCGGTTCCTCGCACATGTCGGCGACAGCCAGGACTTCTCCTTCCTGGAGGCCGCGGAATGAAGCGCGACCCCGCCCAGTTCGATCTGTTCCTTGAGCCCCTATTCCCGGTTCGCGTGCCCGTCGCGCGGATCGACATCGACCGCTACCGATCGAAGATGAAGCGCGCGATGGCCCGCGCCATCCGCGAATGCCCGTACGACCGGCCAACCATCGCCGCCCGCATGGCGCAGTATCTCGGCCTGCCGTCGATCAGCAAAGCAATGCTCGATGCTTACACGGCCGAGAGCAAGGACGGGCACGACATCACCCTGCCGCGCTTCGCCGCCTTCGTGCATGCGACCGGCGCCATGTGGCTTTGGGATGAAGCTGTGTCCGAGCAGGGCGCCACCCTCCTCGTCGGTGACGAAGCCCGCCTCGCCGAAATCGCCCGCCTTCAGCAAGAGCAAGAGAGCATCCGCCAGGAGCTGCGGTCTCTCAAATCTCGCCCCGTCACGATCAGGAGGACACGCACATGAAGGAGTGGCTCACGTCCTCCGAAATCGCGGCAGCTCGTCTGCCCGACCTGCCGCAGACCCGCCAGGGCATGGAACTGATGATTGCCCAATTCGGCTGGCGCTCGACCGACAAGGCACGGACGCGCGCCGGTCGCGGCGGTGGCTTCGAGTATCACATATCGCTGTTGCCCTCGGCCGCACAGGTTCGGCTCCGGCACGCTCCGGATCCGGCCGGATGGGACGAGGCCCGCGCACGAAAGAACCTGCTTTGGTCGCGCTTCAACTCCCTCTCGAAGGCACAGAAAGCGGTCTGTGAAGAGCGCTTGAAGGTTATCAACCGAGTCGAGCAGCTCGCGCGCGATCGCGGTTTGAACCGCACAGCGGCCATCGCCGTCGCAACGCTCGACGCCAGCGTCCAGAAGTCCGCCTATTACGAGTGGCGCAAGGCCACCCAGGGCGTCGACCCGGAAGATTGGTTGGCCGCACTCGCGCCGAATACCGCGTCTGCTGACGGTGTCGTCGCGCAAGTCTCTGATTGCCACTCCGACGCCTGGGATTTCCTTAAGTCCGACTTCCTGCGCCCAGGTAAGCCTGGCTTTTCAGCGTGCTACCGCCGCATGATGGCAGCAGCCAAGAAACACGGCTGGTCGCCGATACCCTCTGAGCGCTCGCTTCGTCGCCGTATGGACGCTGACGTGCCGAAGGCGATCCAAGTCGCGACCCGCGAAGGTTCCGATCGCGCCAAGACGCTTTACCCCGCGCAGCGCCGAACCCGCTCGCACCTGCATGCGATGCAGGCCGTCAACATGGACGGTCACAAACTCGACCTATTCGTTCGGCTTCCAGGCCGCGACAAGCCGACCCGCCTTTATCTGGTCGGCATCCAGGATCTCTATTCCGGTAAGATCCTCGCCTGGCGTCTTTCCGAAGCCGAGACTTGGGAAGTGGTGCGCCTGGTTGTCGGCGACATGGTCGAGCAGTTCGGCATCCCGGAGCGCATCTACCTCGACAACGGTCGGGCCTTCGCCTCGAAGAAGATTTCCGGCGGCACTAAGACCCGTTACCGCTTCAAGGTCCGGCCGGAAGATCCGCAAGGGCTGCTGACGGCTCTGCAGATCGAGACCCATTTCGTACTACCCAAATCCGGCCAGTCAAAGCCGGTCGAGCGCGCCTGGGGCGACTTCGCCGAGAACGTGTCAAAGCACCCTACTTGCGCTGGCGCTTATACCGGGAAGAACCCCAATGAGAAGCCGGAGGATTATGGCACCTCCGCGATAGACATTGCCGACCTCTCTCGCCTCATCACCGAGGAAGTGGCCGAGCACAATGCCCGCATAGGCCGCAGGACCGAGACCGCAAAGGGCCGAAGCTTTGACGAGACCTTTGCCGAAAGCATGCGACTGCCGACGACGATCGTTCGCCAGGCGACCGAAGCACAGCGTTTCCTTTGGCTTCTCGCATCCGAAGCGATCCGAACCCACAAGGGCAGCGGCGAAGTCCACTTCATGGGCAACCGCTACTGGAGCCGCGAACTCAACCAGTACATGGGCAAGCAGGTGACGATCCGGTTCGACCCGGATCACCTGACGAAGCCTATCAAGGTCTACGATCTCGCCAATCGCTTCATCTGCGATGCGGATTGTATTGCCGACACCGGCTTCGACAATCAGGACGCTGCACGCGAGCATGCCCGCAATCGCGCGGATTACCGCAAGGCGAATGCGGCCCTGGCGAAGGCGCACCGGAAGCTGTCGCCCATGGAACTCGGCGCAATTCTGGAAAAGGGACGCAAGGCCGAGCGGCCCGAGTCGGTCCGACCGACTGTCACCCGCATCTTCACCGGCAACCTCGCGACCGCGCCTGCAGAGGCGATCAGCGACGACGAGTTTTCCGACGTTTTCTCGAAAGCCCTTTCCCGCGTGTCAGGCGGGGCTTCGATCCTCCCATTCTCGAAAGGGAATACGGCCGAAAAGTAAGGCGTCACGGCCGTCAGCATGAACCGAAATGTACTGAGTGCGGTTCCGACAAAAAAACAGGGCGGGAGTGCAAGTCCCGCCCAACAATCTGCCCCTCAGGGCATCTGAACGAGGAACCTTTTAGATGAATACACATGTGTCCACAAGTCCTGCAGCCGGCACCTGGGACCGGCCGACGCCATCGCAGGACTTCAAGGCAAAGCACTCCCACGAGGATGTTGCGGACTGGGAAGTGTTGAACGCCCGCGTTCGTGAGATCGCAGAAGCGAACAGCTTCACCAAAGCCGAAGCCGGCCGGCGCATCGGCATGTCATCGGCGACCTTCAGCCAGTGGTTTTCTGGCACGTACATCGGCCGGATCGAACCCTTCAACCGGCAGGTTCGCAACTGGCTCGAAGCATTTGACGAGGGGGTGAGCCTTGCCGCCACCATCCCGCAGTCGCCTGACTTCATCAACACAAAGATCAGCCGCGAGATCTTCGAAACCCTGCACTGGGCGCAGATGACAGCGGACATGGTCATGATCACCGTCGGCGCCGGCATGGGCAAGACGGCGACCTGCCGGCGATACTCTGCCACCAGGCCGCACGTCTTTCATGTCACCATCAGCCCCCACACCAAGACCGTTCACGGCATGCTTGTGGAGATCGCGGAAGAGATCGGCGTGCGTGAGGTGAACCCCGCGAAGCTGACGCGTGCGATCGGCGCCAGGCTTGCGCGAACTGGCGGCGGCACGCTGCTGATCGTCGACGAGGCGCAGAACCTCGTTGACGACGCCATCAACTAGCTCCGCCATTTCATGGACATCTACAAATGCGGCATCGCCCTCGTCGGGAACGAGGAGGTTTACACCCGCTTCAACAAGTCCAGCGGCGGACCGAGCTACGCGCAGTTGAAGCGCCGTATCGGCAAGCGCCTAAAGCGCGCCACCCCTTACGTCGAAGACATCACCGCTTACATCGCCGCCTGGGGCGTGACCTCCGAGGACTGCGTGCAGTTCCTGACCGGCGTCGGCAAAAAGGGCGGCGCACTCGGCCAGATCGACAAGACCCTGAAGCTCGCCTTCATGGCCGCGATCGGCGCCGAGGAAGAATTGTCCCTGAAGCACCTGAAGGCAGCCTGGGCCAACCGCGACGTGGAGGATCTGCAGTGAGCAGCATCCTCGACAAAACCGCCAGCATCGCGATCCGCGAGCTGCAGGCCGAGATCCAGGCGCACGCCACCAGCGGCACTGCGCTTCCAGTTACACACCTCCGCCTGGTCGTCGATCAACTGCGCACGATCGGCTCTCTCGTCGACCTGATGGAACAGGAACTCGCGGTGCATCGTCTCGGCGAACAGGGCCGGGCCGCGTTCAGCGTTATTGAGGCTGCGGCCGGCGAGCTGCTCGAAGGACCGGCGCGGATGGAGGACGGAAACGTCCTTCATCTCGATTTCGGCGGGAGGAAGCCATGAAGGTCTTTCCTCCCCAGGCGTCCGACCTGGCCGATGTCATCTATTGCCAGTTCTTGCCCTACGCGAACGTTGGAGTAGAGCTCGCGCCCAAGGCAGTCGCCTCTCTCCTCAAGAACCTGCTGACGATCCGGGCCTTGGCCCGTGAGCAGGAAGAGGAAATGCGCATCTTGGAGCTGCGGCTCGTCGCAATCGGTCAGGTGCAAACCGTGTCCGAAGCGGCCGGCGACAACGTGGTGCGGTTCCCGCTGTGCCGCGTGCCTTCGGAAAACACACCAAGCTGAACAGCCCCCTCCTCCTCAGTGCTTAAAGGAACCTTTCGATTATGGCCAAGACAGCCAGAACTAAAACGACCGCCGCCAATCTTCCTGTTCCGCAGGACAGGAACGAAGCTGCAGCAACTGTGTCGGCGATCGGTGAGCTGACGCGTCAACTCACCCGCATGGAAACGGACATGAACGATGCAATCTCGGCGGTCAAGGAACTCTATGAAGCCAAGGCCGCGCCGGTAAAGCTCGCGATCGCTGAGAAGACAGACGGGCTCTCCATCTGGGCTGAGGCCAACCGGGCGAAGCTAACAGGCGGAGAGAAGACGAAGACCGTTGATCTCGGCACCGGCGTCCTACGCTGGCGCCTGCGCCCGCCGTCAGTAAGCATCTCGAAGGTCACGGACACTCTTGAACGCATCCGCGCGCTCGGCCTCCTGCAATTCATCCGCATCAAGGAGGAAATCGACAAAGAGGCGATGCTGCGCGAGCCCGATCTGGCCCGGACCATCGCCGGCGTCCGGATCGGTTCGCCAGGCGAGGATTTTATCGTCGAGACCTTTGAAGCTCAGTTGTCTTCCGATGTAGCAGGGGCATGACTATGCTACAGGTCTATCTGATACATCTTGGCAACGCGCTCCATATCCCGCAAAACGACCGGAAGAACGTTCACGCAGTAATCCACGTAGCCGTCGATGTTGTGAGGCCCACCCTCCTCCAACCAGTCGTCAAATACAAAATCGGGTTCGAACTCCTTGCCGTAGTATTTTTGAGCCGTTTGTATGTCGTCGGCAACGAAAGACGTGCGCTTCCTCAGGTCCCAGATCGCGTACATGAGCTGGCCACCAAACAGCGTCTCCCCTTCTTTAAAGTGCGGCAAATCAAGGATGCTGCTGATCCTCGCGTAAATGATCACAATTCTGAAAACGTAATCCCGAAAAAGCACCTCAGCCACCTCTCCGGTTTCGTCTTCCGTTGGCTGCCTTTTCACCTGGGTAGCCCTTGCGTACGAGAGGCAGTCACGCAGTTCACCGTGTTGTGGTGTCAATGCCCGCTCCAGCTTCAACCTGTCCGATCGTGTAGCGAGTTCCATCGCCTGGTTGTGCCGAATGCTCGCCTTTTCGTCGGCCACCTGCATCGTTCGGACGGTCCACCATGCGGCAGCCAACGCGAGGACGCCGGTTATCAGCGTTTGAAAATCGTACAAAATATTACGGACAACGCTGCCGCCCGTCGTGCCTTGGACCACTCGGGGCTCCCCCGTAAAAATCAAGACGAAAACGGCGGTCACGATTACGACCGCGAGCGCCGTCAAAAACGCCCTATAACCAACGGACATTCCATCACCCACAAGACAATCAACCGATCAAGCTTGGCCCAAACCACCGCGGCCATAGGCTTTGAGCAGTTGCTCCAGTGCCCGGTGATAGTCGTTTACGGCGGCCTTAAACGAGTCGAAGACATCATAGATTGCCGAGGCATTCAGCTCATTCAGCGCTGCTTCCCTCCGCAGTTTCGAATAATCGTCATCATAGTCTCGGCTAGCTCGGAAATAGGAAACCGCAGCGGTCAAACTTTGGCAGCCCTTCACAAAAAGAAGACCAGCGTCTTCGGCCTCTTTCTTAAGCCGTACAAGGCGAGCATCGAAAAGGTCGCTGACATCCTCGGGCATCGAATGCAGAAAATTGCGGTTGTAAGAACGCACCGCATCCTCCACCTCGTCAAACAGAACCAGGAGTTGAAGCGCTTTTTCGCTAGCAGCTTTCACATCGTCCGCGTCGGCAACGTCATTTGGCGGCAGCGTCAAACTGACAACGTTGTCATGGAACCGCCTGTGCTCCCCGAATGCCCGGTGCAGCTTCAGGTAATCTGCTCGAACACTAACCCCGAACAGTTCGTGGTGTCGTTTTTCCGCCAATTCATCGGTTGCTCTCATTTGAGCAACCGTGACGTAGGCCGCGATCATTGCCGCCAAACCTCCGATCAGGCTTTGGTAACGAATGACCCAGTCGCTGGGAGATTGCGTGGCAGGATCGGACACAGTCGCGGCCAGGATCGCGACTGCGACAACCACAATGCATGCGGCCAAAAAGGGTGGAACCGCAGGTTTATTTTCCGGAGGCAGCTTGCTCATCATAGCGGCATATCGGGCATCAAAATGATTCGGCGCAAGCCTGGGTGGCGATGCCAGGTAGCAGGTAGCACTGAGATCCACCGCCACTTAGAGTTCAAGAAGGGTGGTGTTCGGTGAACCAGTACATCGTAGCCATCCAAGTCGCCAAAAAGAAGCTCGGCCTGGACGAGGATACCTACCGTGCCAAGCTGAAAAACGTCACCGGCAAGACATCCACCAAGGACATGACGGACGAAGAACGGCAGAAGGTTCTGACGGTGTTTCGCAACGAAGGCTTCAAGCCGGCGCCGAGTGCGCCTCGGCCGAACGGTCGTGCCAAGATCACCGGTCGCTTTGCCGGCAAGCTGCAGGCGCTCTGGATCGCCTGCTACAACCTCGGCATCGTCGCGAACCGCGACGATGCCGCCCTCCTCGCCTTCGTCAAGCGCCAGACCGGCATCGATCATGTCCGCTTCCTGAAATTCAGCGATGACGCGCAGAAAGCGATCGAAGCCCTGAAGGCCTGGATGGCCCGAGAGGGCGGCGTCGTCTGGACGAACATTGACGCACTCGCGGACTATGACCGTGCTGATGGGTACAAGATCGCCTGGGCACAATGGCGCAAGCTCTATCGCCCGTCGACCAGCAGCTCGGCATTTCGCGCGGCCGTCCTGGAGTTGACTGGCGTCCCGGTTGACCGCTGCACTCCCAACAACTGGATCGCCGTCATGAACGAACTCGGCCGGCGCATCCGCGCAAAGGCGGGTGCGTGATGGTGGCCTATAGCTTCAAACCCTTTTTCGAGCCGCAGGTCGCGACCGGCATTAAACTGCAGACGGTTCGCGGCCAGCGCCGCCGGCACGCGCGGCCTGGCGAAGCGTTGCAGCTCTATGTCGGGCTGCGGACGCGGTTCTGTCGCAAGATCGTCACCCCGGATCCGATCTGCACCGACACACTGCCGATTGTCATCGAGACGAGCAGCCTGATCGACAGCATCATCGCTGCCATCGACATCAACGGCCGGCAGCTCCACCGCGACGAGATCGAAGAATTTGCCCGTGCCGATGGTTTCGCTCCGGAACATATCAACGGCGTGGCGATCGACATGCACGGCAAGACGGCGCGGGAAAACATGGGCGCCTTCTGGCAAGCCAACCATCCGATCGGCCGCTTCTCCGGCGAGCTGATCAAGTGGACGCCGTGAGAGGCATGAGATGCACAGCGCCGCGCCCCTCCCGCTTTTCACATGGCAAGAGGACGCGGCGCTCGGCCGGCTGCAGGCCGAACGGGCGGAGCTTAACCGGCGGATCGCGGCCCTCCCGAAAATGAGCCACCGGCGCGTGGCACTCACCGAACGAATGAAGACATTGACCGCACAAGAGCTGAAGCTCTCGCTTGCTGGTCGCGAGGATTGAAATGACCGACACGGCAACCACCAACACGCCAAAGCCACCGGCAAACCTCGCGCCCTATGTCGAGGCGATCGGCGCGGATGACGCGGCCCGGCTCTTCCTCGCACTCGGCGGAACGATCATCTATCTGCCGAAGGATAGGGCCACCGCCCGCAGCCGTGCGGCGCAGGTAATTGGAGCCCGCAAGGTCGAGGCGCTTGCCGCCAGGCTCGGAGTGGATTACGTAAAGGTGCCGCTCGCCAAGACTTGGATAGCCGAGCTGATGTTCGCCCAGGGCGAAAGCATCGCCGAGATTGCCCGCACGGTCCGGTCAGACGTGTCGACGGTACGCCGGTGGCTCGGCCCCTCCAATGGCGAGCGGCAGATGGACCTTTTCCCCGCATAACGCAAATCACTGACTCAGCTGCGTCCATGAACAGGACGCGGCAACCCTGACATTTTGAGCCCTATCCACGGCGCGCCACAACGGCGCGCCGCTTGCATCGGAGGCGGGCTCAATCATGAACGATCCCTTCTACATCTACCGGCCAGGTCTTGACCTCCTCGGCTTATCCGAGGGCACGGACAAGAAGCGCGGCTACAACGAAACGCTCGCATACGGCGCCTATACGGACGGCGATCGCAACCTGGTCGCAATGACGCTCGACCAGATCGAGCAGCTTCAGACCAAGATGCTGCAGCATCCGAAGAACTATCTGAACTCCTCGGCTCTCGGCCGCTATCAGATCGTCCGCACCACGTTGCGCAAGCTCAAGGCATCGTTGAAGCTCAGCGGCGCCATGCTCTTCGACAAGGCGCTGCAGGACCGCTTAGGCGTCGAGCTTATGCGCGGGCGCGGCATCGACATCTGGCTTGCTGGCGACATGAGCGAAGATGCGCTGATCAACGCGCTCGCCAAAGAGTGGGCCTCGTTGCCGACCACGTCTGGCTTCGGTCACTATGACGGGCAGCGCGCGTCCGTGTCGGTGACGCGGGTGCGCCAGGTGCTCGGCGAGATCCGGCGCCGGCGCAGTGAACCCGCTCCCAAGCGGACGCCCGTCGACGGCGGTAGCAAGCCTGGTTCTACCAACGACAGCTTCCTCGTGCGCTTCCTCAAAGCGATCTTTGGGGTGAAGGCATGAGCGTGATCGGCACGATCCTCATCGCGGCGGCCGAGAAGGTCGCCGCTCCTATCGTGAAGTCGATCCTGGTCGGCAAACTCGGCCGTTCGGATGAAGGCCTCGTCGACGTCGTCATTGACAAGGTCGCGGGCAAGCTCGGCGTTGAGCCGGAAGCGGTCTCGGCTGAGCCGCCCGAACGTCTGGAGGAGGCGGTCCGCCAGGTCGAAGCCGAGGCGCCCGAAATGCTCGCGGTTTGGGAAGCCGGCCTCAAAGGGCAGTTCGCACTCCTTCAAGCCGAGCAGAAAGAGGGCTTTTGGCCGAGCGCCTGGCGCTGGGGCTGGATGTACTTGCTCGCCGTGATGTGGTTCGTGCGCCTCATGATCGTGCCCGTGGTCGACGCGATCGCCGGCTTCGACATCGCCGCCGGCATGGACTTCACGGTCATGATGACGCTCACCGGCTGGTTCATCAGTCTCTACATGGGCGGACACACCTTAAAGGAACTCGGCACCTCGGCCGTCCAGGCGGTGAAAGCCTACCGACAGGGAGGCCGAGCCTGATGCGGGCAAGCAAGCGCGACCTGGAACTGGCCGAGGAGCTGGTCGAGCGCGAACGCGAGGCGGCGATCGCCCGCGCCAGCGCCGAACTCAACCAGCCCGGCTCCAAGATTTGCCGCGACTGCGGCGGGCCGATCGAACCCAAGCGGCGGGCGGCCTTGCCGTCCGCACGGACATGCATCGAGTGCGCGACGGCGGTGCGGCCGTTCTTCGCCGGTAGCGGGGGCACCCATGATTGAAGAAGTCATCCGTGGCTGGTCGGGGCCGGTCGCCTCGCTGCTCGCCGTCACCAGCATGATCTACACCTGGCTGACTGCCCGCTCAAAGACGAACGAGGACAAGATCAACGGCCACGAACGGAAGCTGATCGAGCACGATCGGCGCATTCAGGCGCTGGAGGGCGACGTCAAGCACCTGCCGACCAAAGACGATTTCAACGAACTGAAAGTCTCCCTGGAGGCGATCAAGGGCGACATGGGCCAGATCCGCGAGAGCAACGCGGCGTCCGGACGCGCAATCCGCCGCGTCGAAGAGTGGCTGCTGAACAGGGAAAAGGCCTGATGACGACGGACAAGTACAAAGACTACCTGGTTGAAAAAGGCCGGCTGGTGATCCTCCAGGTCATCGCCCGCGAGTTCAACGGCCATTTGCGCGAAGACCTCCTGCAGAAGGCGCTCGACGTCAACTTCATCTCGCGCTCGATCGAGTGGGTCCGCACCCAGCTTCGCAAGTTGGAGGAACTGGACGCGGTCACGATCACCGAAGACAAGGGCAAGCTGATTGCCGGCATCACCTCGACCGGCCGCGCCCACGTCGACAGACGGTCGCCGCTCGATGGCGTGGCCTGGCCCGAGGACGAGGGCTGATCATGGCCGACGAGACCGAGCGCCAACAGGGACGCGGCCGGCTCTCCACATTGGAGATGCTGCCGGAGGAAGCCGAAGCCGATCTCGTCTGGCTCAATGAAGAGCTGCGCGAGGGCAAACGCCCGCAGGTCGCGATCCTCGCAGAGTTCAACTCCAGGCTCGCCGATCGCGGCATTGCGCCGATCTCGAAGGGCACCTTTTCCCGCTATTCGGTCCGGAAGGCTCGCCAGTGGCGGGAGTATGACGAGCGCCTGCGTCTCTCGAAGGCGCTCTGCGAGGGCATGGGACCGGACGGCGCCGACACAATGACCGTCGCGATCTCCGAGCGGCTCAAGATGGCGGCCGACGAACTCCTCGCAAAAGGTAACCTCTCGGCCAAGGAAATCGCAGCGCTCGCGAACGCGAACCGCGCCGCAGTGACCGCGCAGCGCCACTCGGCCGAGCTGCGCCGGCTGCTCGAAACGGAGTACGCTGACCGCTTGAAGAAGGCGGCACAAGACGTCGCTGAGGTCGGCAAGAAGGCCGGCGTTTCCGACGAAACCATGGCGGAAATCAACCGTCGCCTCATGGGCGGTGCTTGATGGGTCGCGCCCTCGTCATACCGGCTAACCCCGAGGCGATTTTCCTCCCCTACCAGGCGCGCTGGATCGAAGACAAATCGCGCCTAAAGCTGATGGAGAAAAGCCGTCAGATCGGTCTCTCCTGGTCGACCGCCTATGCGACCGTTTCGCGGACTGCTCTGACTTCCGCGAAGCTCGACCAGTGGGTCTCCTCACGAGATGACATTCAGGCGCGGCTGTTCCTGGAAGATTGCAAGCTCTGGTCGGGAAATCTTGATCTCGCGGCCCGCGACCTGGGCGAGCTGGCGCTCGATACCGAGAACAAGCACACCGCCTACACACTCCGTTTCGCCAACGGCAAACGCATTCATTCGATGAGTTCCAATCCGGACGCCCAAGCCGGCAAGCGCGGCGGCCGCGTGCTCGACGAGTTCGCTTTGCATCCGGATCCGCGCAAGCTCTGGTCGATCGCCTATCCCGGGATCACCTGGGGCGGCGCAATGGAAGTGATCTCGACGCACCGCGGATCGAAGAACTTTTTCAACCAGCTCGTCCGCGAGTACAAGGAAAGCGGCAACCCCAAGAAAATCAGTCTGCATAGCGTCACGCTGCAAAAGGCGCTCGACGACGGCTTCCTTTACAAGCTGCAGCAGTCGCTCCCCGACGACGACGAGCGGCAGGAGATGGATGAGGCCGCTTACTTCGATTGGGTAAAGAGTGGCGCGGCCGACGAAGAAAGTTTCCTGCAGGAGTACATGTGCCAGCCGGCCGACGACGACGCGGCCTTCCTGGAGTACGACCTGATTGCCGGTTGCGAGTATCCCTCTGGCGTCGATTGGAGCCTCAGCGAAGGCGGCGAGTTTTATGCCGGCGTCGATATCGGTCGCAAACACGACCTCACCGTCATCTGGGTAATCGAGCGGCTCGGCGACGTGCTCTACACGCGGCATGTCGAAACCCTGAAGAACATGAGCAAGGCCGAGCAGGAGAAAGTGCTCTGGCCATTGATGCAACGCTGCCGCCGCACCTCCATGGATGCCACCGGCCTCGGCATTGGCTGGGCCGACGATGCCAAGCTGAAATTCGGCGAGTACGCCGTCGAGGCCGTGACGTTCTCTACCCGCGTCAAAGAGGCGCTGGCTTACCCGGTGCGCTCACGCTTCGAAGCCAAGACCATTCGCATTCCGCACGACAAGTTCATCCGGGCGGACCTGCGATCGGTGACCAAACAGGTAACTGCCTCAGGGAACATCCGCTTCACGGCCGAGCGTACAGCGGACGGCCACGCCGACCGTTTCTGGGCGCTGGCCCTTGCGATCGAGGCGGCATCGGCTCCTGCAGGCGGTCGCTGGAAGCCTCTCACCGAGCAGACCGAGCAAAACCAACAACAGAGCGATCTCGATAAGGACTGGATACCCGGCGATGCTTAAATGGTTCTCGAAGGCACTGACATCGATGCGGCACGCCCCGCGCCCGCTCGTCTCCAGTGGGCTCTTGCGCCGCACCCGTTTCGACTATCGCAGCGAGATCGGTGATTGCCTGGATGCGTCCGTGGTCACCGGCCCGGTCCAGTGGATCCAGCGTGCGCTTCCCGAGGCGCGACTAACAGTGATGCGCTACGGCCGAGGCGGCAAGGTCGAAGAGATTGCTGACCACGGCGCGATGTCGCTCATTTCCCGGCCGAACCCGTTTTACGGCGATCTCGCCCTCTGGTCGGGTACGATCTTGAGCTACTGCACCGCCGGGAATGCTTATTGGCTGAAGGCGCGCAACGGCATCGGCCGGCCGGGCGAACTCTGGTACGTTCCGCACTGGACGATGAAGCCTTACGGAGCTGAAGACGGCAGCACGCTGCTGTCGCACTACATGTATTCGCCAGGCGCCGGCTTCGAACCCGAAAAGATCGACCCGGCCGACGTTGTGCATTTCCGCCATGGCATCGATCCGCGCGACCCACGCCTCGGAATATCGCCGCTTGATGGCGCTATCCGCGAGATCTTCATGGATTTGGAAAGCTCCAACTTCGTCGCATCGCTCTTGCGCAACATGGGCGTGCCTGGCGTGGTGATCAGCCCGAAGGCTGGCGGCATGGTCGCGGCCGACGATGTCGAAGCCACGAAGGCATGGTTCAAGCAAGCCTTCAGCGGCGATCGGCGCGGCGGCCCCCTGGTCATGGGCGCGCCGACCGACGTCTCGCCCTACGGCTTTAATCCGCAGCAAATGAACATGTCGGAAGCGCGCGACGTGGCCGAAGAGCGGGTTTGCGCCAGCCTCGGCATCCCGGCCGCCGTCGTCGGCTTCGGCGCCGGCCTGCAATCGACCAAGGTCGGGGCGACGATGAAGGAGATGGCGAAGCTCGCCTGGCACAACGGCGTGCTGCCGATCGGTCGCGTCTTCGCCGACGAAATCGACCGATCGCTCATCCCGGATTTCGGGCCTGTCACCGGCCGGCTGAAGACCGTCTGGGATACGGCTGACGTGTTGGCACTGGCTGACGATGAGGACAAGGAAACGGAGCGCTGGAGCAGGCGCGTCCAGGGCGGCTGGGCCATGGTCTCGGAAGCGCGTGCCGCTGCGGGCCTGGACGTCGACGACAGCCACCGGATCTACTTGCGTCCGATCTCGGCGATCGAGGTGGCTGCAGGCGAGACCGGGCGCCGGTCTGGGGATGATCAACAGCCCAAAGAGCGCGGCGAGAAAGCCCAGGCTTCCGTCCAGGCGCGCCAACGCGCCACGGCCTATCTGCGCATGCTCGCTGCCCAGGAAGAGCCACGCTCAAAGGCCTTCGAAAAGCAGTTGAAGGCCTTTTTCAAGGAGCTTGGAAAGGCGGTGCGCCAGGTCGCCGTGCCGTTGCTCGAGGAGGAACTTCCCAAGGGCAAGGCACTGGCCGAAAAGAGCGATGACCTGCTGGTTGCGCGGATCCTCGACAAGCTCGGGATCTCGACGCACTGGACCACGTTCCGGCAGCTCTTCGAGGCGCAGTATCTCGAAGTCGCCAAGGAGGTATCAGACGCGGCCGGCCTGGCGGGGATCTCGGGAAGCTTGCCCGACCCGGTCGCCCGAGCCGTCGCTGGCGCTGGCGGACGGCGGGCGGGCCTCATCGACCTGTCCGCACAGTCCCGCGCCGCGTTGTTTGACGCGATCGCCGAGGGACGAGCCGAAGGCGAAGGCGTGCCGCAGCTCGCCAGCCGCATCGCCAGTCACATCGAAGCCGGTCCCTGGGCAAGCCCGGAGACACGCGCCAGGACGATCGCCCGCACCGAAACCAAGTACGCGCAGAACATCTCCACGATCGAGCGCGGGCGTGCCGCCGGCGTCGAGAGCTTCATCATCTTCGATGGCCGGCTGGGACCAGGGCGATCGCTGCCCAGCCACATCGCACGCCACGGCGACATCGCGACCGCTGACCAGGCGGCGCAGATGGCAGCCGACGAACACCCGAACGGAACGTTGAGCTTCGCGCCGCACTTCGGCGACGACCAGGACGAGGAGTAACACCATGAAGACCGAAACCAAGGGCCTGACCGTCGAGAAGATGGACGAGAAGGGTCAAGGCCTTGCCCGTATCGCGATCCTGTCGGCCGTCGATCATGACGGCGACACCTATGCGCCTGGCGCTTTCTCCTGGAAGGAAGGCGGACACCAGTGGGCTCACATCCTCCCGGCTCACGATCGCCGCGCCATCCCGCTCGGCAAGGCCCGTGTTTACGAGGACGGGGATGCGGCCCTTGCGGAACTGCACCTCAACCTTGAAACCGAAGCCGGCAAGAATTGGCACGCCGCCCTTATGTTCGACCTGGCGAAGGGCACCGCCATCCAGGAGTATTCCTACGGCTTCGGCGTCGTCGATGCTGCCTTTGAGCAGCGCGGCAGCGACCGGATCCGCGTGTTGAAGCGTCTCGACGTTCACGAGGTCTCGCCAGTCGTGCGCGGCGCCGGCATCGGCACGGGCACGCTGGCCTTGAAGTCGCGCGGTGGCTTTGGTGCGCAAATCGACGCGGTGATTGCCGAGATCGATGACATCATTGAGCGAGCGGGCGGGGTGAAAGCGCTGCGCGATGCGGAAGGCAGAGGCATGAGCAAGGCGCGCCTGGATCAGCTCGCCGAGCTTAGGCGGCGGTTCGACGATATTTTCCAGTTTGACCCCGTCTCCAATGCTGACACTGAAAAAGCGCAGAGGGAACTGGAGCAATTGGCCGCGACCCATGAGGTGCGCGGAGCGCTTCGGTGGCTCAAATAGCAGCCTCAGAAAATTGCCCGTGGAGCGCTCTCAGCCCCACGGGCCGGGCGGAGACACCGCCCCGAGCCCTGATGCGCGTCTATGGCCTTCAAAACGGCTTCGAAACGCGAGCGAATTCCGGTAGCTTCGCCCGCGCGGGCATCTCCACCGCAAATTGAATAGGACAAAGGGTATGTTTAAGAAATTCGCATTGATATCCGTTTCCGCAATGCTGATCGGCACCACTAGCTACGCGCAGGGTTATGAGGACGGCTGGAACCTGTCTTTCAAGCGCGACGCGTTCGATCAAAAAATCTTTCCAGAAGCGTCTGTTTACGAAGATGGCGGGTCCAGTGCGAACGTCAGCGTTGCATGCGGGGAGCATGGCGCGCTGATCCCGACGCTATTTCCCGGGTCGTATCGCTCCCCACGGTCTTATGAAGTTGAATTCAAGGCAGGCCCAACTCAGCGCAAGTTCACATTTACCGCTGGAGACATCCCGCGCCTCGGCAACCGGTTGCGTCTTCAGGACGAAGACGCTACGGCTTTTCTCGACCTGTTCGCCAACGCGGCCGAACCGGTCGCCTACCGCACAGAGAAACACCAGGGTAGTTTCTCCTCGATCGCAGCTCGACAAGCCATCGACATCGTTCGGACCTATTGCCCGAAGTGACCTGCACGCATCTGCGTGCATGATATCGCTTCCCTCCTTTTCCTAATCTCCTTCTCACAGCCCGCGCCGACGCGGGCTGATCTGTCATCTGGCCACACGCGGACGTGAGAGGCCGATACCCAATCGAGAACGGAGAGGACACATGTCCAGCCTCACATTGAAGCAGGTCCGCGAAAAGCTCGCGGAAAAACAGGATGCACTCGGCAAGGTTTTTGCCGAAGCCATGGTCACCACAGACAGCGGCAAGAGCTACGACTTCAACCGGGTCACGTGCCTGGGCGAGAAGGTGAAGGGCTCGATTGCGGTGGCCGAGCAGGTCAAGGCGATGAACGCCGAGCTGAACGAGCTGGGCACGCAGGCCGAGACGCTCGACGCGGCGGAGAAGGCAGCCCGAGACCAAGAGGAGCGTGAGAAGGTTCGTGGCCGGCCGACCATACCGAACGGCAAAGGCAACTCTTCCAGCGAAGCGAGCGTGAAGTCGCTCGGTGAAATGGTGGCTGAGGCAAAAGCCTATCAGGACTGGGTCAAGTCGGGTTCTGCCGGCGGTATCACGCTGCAGTTTGACAACCTGCTTCCTTCCGACGCGCTGGCCAAGGGGATGGCTTTCGAGACCATCGGCGGCAAGGCCCTGATGGCGACCACCGCCGGCTGGGCGCCGCAGTCGCTTCGCCTGCCTGGCTTCGTCGAAGCGGCGACCCGCCCGATCCAGCTCCTCGACATCATCCCGATGGCCCAGACCGGTTTCGAGCAGGTCGTCTATATGGAGGAGACTACCCGTACCCATGCGGCGGCAGAAACCGCCGAGGGTGGCTCCTATGCCGAAAGCACGTTCGTGCTGTCGGAGAAGAACTCTGCTGTGAAGAAGATCACCGACAGCTTGCCGGTGACCGATGAGCAGCTGGAAGACGTGGCGCAGGCTCAAACCTACATCAACTCGCGCCTCATGTTCGGCGTTCGGCAGCGGCTCGATGGTCAGACGCTCGTCGGCGATGCGACCGGAGCCAATATTCGCGGCCTCAAGAACACGGCCGGGATCCAGACGCATGCCAAGGGCGCCGATCCTGTGCCGGATGCCTTCTACAAGGCCATGACCAAGATCCGGACGGTCGGCCGAGCGGTTCCCACCCACCACGTGATGCATCCGGAAGACTGGCAGGAGGTTCGCCTGCTCCGGACGACGGACGGCGTTTATATCTGGGGAAGTCCCTCTGAGGCCGGCCCGGATCGGATGTGGGGTCTGTCCGTCGTGCAGCAAGACGCGGACGCCGCCGGCACGGGCTACGTCGGCTCGTTCCAGCCGGCCTGGATCTCTCTCTTCGAGCGCAGGGGCATCGACGTCCAGATTGGCTTTGTCGGCACTCAGTTCAAGGAAGGCAAGCGCACGGTTCGCGCCGATGCTCGCTTCGCTTTCGTCATCTTCCGCCCGCCGGCGTTCTGCCAGATCACCGGCATCTAATACCCGCAGCGAGATGAGCGCTCCATACCAGCGAACGGCGACGTGGCTGGCGGGTCGGAAGGCTCGGGAGGCTCTGGATCGGTGACGGCGGGCGTTGCGGCCGTCACCACTTCGAGGAGGCATCAATGCCGACGATTTCAGGTTTCTCGAAGCCCGTGGGCTGCGCAATGATCCCCGGCGGCCCCGTGGGCGAGCACATTGTCCCCGGCGCGATCAAGGCCGGCGACACGCTTCTTTCGGTCGAGCATATCACGGACGGAAGCCCGCCGACGCGGGTCGATCGCACGGCCGAGTTCTCCATCACCGCTGGGAAAGGCGGTTCCATCACCAACACCACGACCAACACCACGGGCGGCTTTCTGCATGTCCTGTGGGCGCGGTCTGAGTAGAAAAGGGAAACGCCCATGCAGGCGCAGGAAAGGCTCTATCTCACCGAAAAGAAGGACACGCTGGTCCGTGAAGGCGACAAGCGCGCGCGCTTTCTCTACGCGATCCCCGGTGATGAAATCCCGAACGAGACGGCGGAAAAATTCGGGCTGAAGGAAGGCAAGCTTCCGTCGAACAAGGAAGCCAAGGGCGACGGAACCAAGGGAGCTTAAAGCCATGGCACTGATCGACCGGGTCAAAGAACGCACGGGAACCGACCTCTCTGACATCGAGCTGCAGGCGATGATCGACGCGATCACCCTGGATATCGAGGCGCGCTTTGGCCCGGTCGGTCCCATCACCGTCGAGCTGGGGGACTTCGAGGATCCGCAGTCCCGGTCGCTGCGCACGCTGCGCCTGGCGCGGCCGATGGATGAAACGAAGCCCGTTACCGTCGTCGAGATCGACCCAGGCAACACCGGCGCCGCTGCGGACGAACTAACGCTCGGCTCCGGCGATTACCGCGTGACCCATGGCGGCCGAACGCTTCAACGCCTCACGGGTGGTCCGAACGGGCGCAGCTATTGGGCGCCGCTTGTGCGGGTGATCTATACTCCGGCCGGCGACCAGGCCGCCCGAGACGAGGCAACGATCAAGCTCATGCAGCTCGATCTTTCTTATCGCGGTGGTCTCAAGAGTGAGCGCGCCGGCGACTACCAGTTTACGCTTGCCGGCGACGTGTCCGTGGAGCGGGAGAAGATCTTAGAGACGCTCGCCATCCGGCGCGGCATGGTGCTGGCCTGATGATAGCTGGCCGGCTCACCATGCGGGCGCTAGTCGAGCGCAACCAGACTATCGGCAAGGATGGGTGGGGCAATCCCGTGGCGCCATCCTTTCAGCCGGTCGCACCGCTCAAGTGCTTCGTCTGGTCGAATACCTCCCGCGAAGTCGTCGACGGCGACAAGACGGCGATGGTCGAGGACATGCGGGCGCTCTTCACGCTCTCGGCCGACATTCGTGAGGACGACGAGATCTCGGTCGTGACCGATGCCAAAGGCGAGGCCATCATCCCCGGTCGCCTCCGCGTCGAAGGCCCGGTACAGCGCAAGCACACCCATCTCGAAGCGGCCTTGAAGCGGATCGGCTGACGTGGCAGGCAAATCGAAGTCGCTAAAATGGTACGGCAAGCCGGTTACCGCGAAGATGCAAGAAGCGCAGATCGAAGGCGTCAACCAGACGATGGCGGCCTCGGCGACCGACGCGAAGCAAAATCACACGTGGCAGAACCAGACCGGCACACTGGAAGGCTCGATCGACATTGCCGAGTATGCGAAAGCTGAAGCCGACGGGGTGCGCGGCACCTGGGGCGCTCGTGACATCGCGTATGGGCGGATCCAGGAACTCGGCGGCACCATCAAGCCGAAGCGCGCAAAGGCGCTGGCTATCCCGGATCCGAAAAAGGCTGGCGGCGTTATCCTGGTCAAGTCCGTAACCATTCCCCCGCGCCCCTATCTGCGCCCCGCTGCGGACGTTCAGTATCCGAAGCTCGGAAGCCGTATTCGAAGGGCCTTCGAACGCCGCTCGAAGAAGAAGTAAAGCAGGATTGACATAGCCTGCAGGTGCCGCGATGCTCGGCGCCGTTCACCCAAATCGCCACCCCTGTCCGACATGCGCGCAGCCGCGCGCATGATATCGGCGCACCACGCTCGCTAGGTTTGCTCCACGTTCCGCCGCCCGTCTGGGCTGGCGGATTTTCGGAGGCAGACGTGGCGGAAGCAGACATCATCACCGCGATCGTATCGGCGCTGAAGGCAGACGGGAACGTCGCGGGCCTTGCAGCCGATCGCGTCTTTGGCGGCGAGCTGCCCGATGCCGAGACGGCGCACATGCCGCGCAACTGCATCGTCGTCAAACCCTCCGGCGGCGTCTCGATCGCTACCGGCAGCTTCGCCGATCACGACACCCAGCGGCTTGACCTCTTCTCCTACGGTGCCACGCCCTTCGAAGCCGAGACATTGCGGCGTGTGAGCCGTCGCGCGCTGGTCAATGTCCGCCGGCGCGTGGTCGAGCGATGCCTCATTCACTGGGTCGAGCCGGCTGGCGGTTTCACGGCCGGCCGCGACCCCGATGCGGCCTGGCCAACCGCGTTCCAGTCTTTTCAAGTCTTTCACGCCCTTCAGGAGGTCTAAATGCCCCAACCGTTCGAAATCATAGCAGCGCCGTTTACGGCCTTTTACGCGCCGGTCGGAACCGCATTTCCGCTCGTCAACGCCGCCCCGGCGGTCGACTGGATCAAGATCGGCACGTCCGGCGACGAGAGCTACGACGAAGAAGGCGTGACGGTGACGCACACCCAGGAGGTCAACAAGGTTCGGCCACTCGGCAGCACTGTACCGATCAAAGCTTTTCGCACCGCCGAGGAGCTGCTGATCGCCTTCACGCTGTGGGATGTCAGCGCTGAATTCTACCGGCTCTCGCTCAACTCCAACGCTGTTGCGACGACTGCTGCAGGAACAGGAACGCCTGGCACGAAGACGGTTCAGTTTTACCAGGGCGAACAGGTGGCAACGATGGCGCTGCTGCTGCGGGCCGGCGTCTCGCCCTACGGCGATGACATGAGCATGCAGTATGAGGTGCCCTATTGCTTCATGTCTGGGAGCCCCGAGCCCGTCTACCGCAAGGGGGAGCCGGCCGGCTTCGCCCTGGAGTTCTCCGCACTGCGCGATCCTAACGCGGTTTCCAAGGCTATGAGCTTCGGGCGGCTCGTCCTTCAGCACCAGAAGCCGTTGCCCTGACAATGAATGGCCGTGACATCCAAGCGGAGGCCCGTGCGCTCGACGCGAAGGCCCGTCACCACAAACGCGAAGAGCGCCGCCACCGACTGGCGGCGCGTGACGCTCGCGAGCGTCTAGCCAAGATCGAGCGCGAGTGCGCGCGGCTTGGCATCACTCTCACAATCCAACACGGCGAAGGAACCTCTCCATGGCCAAAGACCCATTGCTCGACCTCAACACGCTGATCGAGCGGCCGGCAATCACGATCGACGGCAAGCGGTACGAAATCCTGTCTCCGGAAGAGCTATCGATCCTCGATAGCCAGGCCTTCACCTTCTGGGGCGGAGAGATCGAAGAACTCTCCAAAACGAAGGGCAAGGAAAACGAGCTGGCCGACTTGGTCAACAAGGTCGCGAGCAAGGTTCTCGTAGATGTCCCTGCCAACGTCAGAGCAAAGCTCTCAGATGCTCAGAAGTACCGGGTCGTCGAGGTTTTTACCATGCTCCTGCTGCGTCACAAGATCGGCGCGGTAGGAGCGGCAGCGGCGGTGATGAAGGATCTCGGCCCGTCGATTGGGGAGAAGAGCTTCCCCGCCTCCAGCGCTTCTTCGGTGGAAGCCCCGCGTGGTGGCTCAAAGAAGCGCCGGCGGCGCTAGTCAGGGCGTTCCGCATCATGCTGCCGCGCCTCCAGGCCCAGGAACAGATCATGGCGGTCAATGCCGGTCGGCTCGGCTCCGGTTGGGTCGATAAGAACGAGGCGCGTCGCGAGCTGTCGCGCCTGGAACGCATCTCCGATGGAGGCAACCGCCCAGCCGTTAAGCCGACCCCCCAAATGCTCGCCGCCGCCGGCATCGCCGTCGTCGAAGTTTCAGCCACCGCCCCTGAAGGAGATTTGAGCCATGGCTGAAAGGCTCGGCGAAGCGCTGCTTGAACTCAGGACCGACGACAAGGGCCTCAACTCGGGTATCAAGCGCGCCGAGGGCGGTGCGCAGAAACTCGGGAACACCTTCGACCAGACCTCCGGGAAGGCCAACAAACTTACTGAACGGATGGGCGCTACAGGCGCGGCACTCAAGCGAGCTGGCGAAGCCTCTGGCGCCGCCGCCGGCGCTGCCCTGCAGTATGCCGCCGCGCTCTATCGGATGGATACGGCGGCCATGGCCGCTGGCAAGGCTTCGGTCGCACTCGCCCAGGCCGAATATAAGAAGGCGTCTGCAGCTCTCGCTGCTGCCCGAGCCGACAGCGCAGCCTCAAAGGAAGCGATCGCAGCGGCGCGGGCGAGCAAACTGAAAGCGGCGGCGGCCATGGAAGCCGCGCAGGCCGACTATGCAGCAACGATCGCATCGCAAAGGGTGGCAGAAGCCGCCCGCCCAATCCCTCCGGCGCTCGACCAGGTCTCCAAGGCCACGAAGAACGCCGCCCTACAGCAAAAGCTGCTGGTGTTCCAACTCAACGACGTTTTCGTTTCGCTGGCCTCGGGCATGCCGGCCTACATGGTCCTTATCCAGCAGGGCTCGCAGATATCGCAGATCTGGGGACCGGGCGAAGGCGGGCTTGGCCGTGCACTCAAAGAAACAGCCAACATGGCGGTTTCGGCCGCGACCAAGTTTCCCCTGGTCACGGCTGCGGTCGCGGCGGCAAGCGTGGCGGTCGCCGGGATGACTTACGAGGTGAACCGCGCCCAGGGCGTCACCGTTGGCCTCGGCGATGTTGCGCTCGCGACCTGGCAGGTGATGGCCGATGGCCTCAAGGATCTGTTGAAGCCGGCGATCGACGCCATGGGACCGTGGTTCCAGTTTGCCTGGGACAAGATCGTCGCCGGCGTGAAGGTCACTGGCAATGAAGTGATCAACTCGTTTCACGCCGCCGGCGTAGACGTGGAATTGGTCGCGCGCACGATCAGCACGCACTTCGAGAACAGCTTTGAGCGGGTGAAAATCATCTGGTCAACTTTGCCAGACGTCCTCGGAGATCTCGTCTACTCCACCGCGAACAATGTCGTCGATGGCATCGAGGCGATGATCAATGGCGCCGTCGAGCGCATCAACAAACTGAATGAGTATCTTCCCGAATGGGCGCAGTTCAACGCCATTGGCACAGTCGACCTTCCGGGCATTCAGAATGACTACGAAGGCGCCGCTACCAGCACGACGGAAGCACTGACGGCGAACGTCAACAAAGAGAAGGCCGAGATCGCCAAAATCTGGGACGAGCGAAACGCCCGTATCACCGAGATCATGGCGAGCGATCCGCTTGGCGACTTTTTCTCGAAGGTCAAGGACCGCGCCGTTGAGAACGCCCTCAACGACAAGAAGAAGAAAAAGGGCAAGACCGGCAAAACCGATGCCGAGAAAGAAGCGGAGCGTTACCAGGACCTCGTCCGGAACGCTCAGCAGTTCATCGCTGTCCAGGAGACCGAGCGCCAGTCGATCGGCCTCACGGAGGAGGCCGCTGCGCGTCTGCGTTACGAGCAGGAGCTGCTTAACCGCGCGGCCGACGCCAACATCAAGCTGACGCCTCAACAGACGGCCGAGCTAAAGCAACTGGCCGGCGAAATGGCCTCGGCCGAGGCACAGACGAACGCCCTGCAGGACGCCTTTGATTTCGCGCGCGACGTCGCCGGCGGCTTCGTCTCTGATCTTCGCCAGGGCCTCGAAGACGGCAAGGGCTTTTTCAAAGCCTTTGGTGATGCAGCGATGAACGTGCTCGATCGGCTCATTGACAAGATCATGAACGACGCCCTGGACGCGATCTTCCAGCTCGGCAGCGCCGGCAGTGGCATCGCTTCCGGCAAGGGCGGCGGCGGAGGTCTGCTCGGCGGCCTCGGCAGCATCTTCGGCTCGTTGTTCGCAGGCTTTCGCGCCAAGGGCGGTCTTATCCCCAACGGCACCTTCGGCATCGTCGGCGAGAAGGGTCCGGAGCCGGTCATCGGCACGTCGCGCGGTGCGATGGTTCTCCCGAACTCGTCACTGAGAGGCATGGGCGGCGGCGAAGCTAACGGCGCGGGCGGCGAGATGGAAATCGGTGTGGCCGTCGAGCTGAAGGGCGGCAACGACTTCGAGGCGTGGGTAACGAACGTCTCCCGCCGAGAAGCCGGCGAAGCGGCCCAGGGCGCAGTCTCGGCCTACGACCGGAACTTGCCTGGCCGCATCAACGAAATCGACAGCCGGCCGAGGTGGCGCTGATGTCCAATCCCCTATTGCTTTCCGAACTTTACGACCGCCTGTCGATCGCGTCGGCGCCATTCGATATCCAGCGCAACGACGAGTTCTCGGGCACGGGCGATGGCGATCTTTGGCAGGCCGAGCTGGCGCGGCCACTCTGGACCGTCGAGGTGACGCTTAACGAAGGCCTGCACGACGAGCTGAAACAAATCGGGGCGCTGATCCGCGCGCTCGATGGCGCCCGCCAGGCGTTCATGATGTGCGACCCGCTATCGCTTTACCCGCAAGCAGATCCGGGCGGCCTCATCCTCGGTTCGGCCGTCGTCACTCTGGGTGCGATCGGCGCCGATCGGCGCGTCCTGCCCTTGCAGGGTCTGCCGGCCGGCTACGTGCTGAACGTGGGCGATAAGGTTCAGATCCAGGGCACGACCAAGAGCGCCTTCGTCGAAGTTTCGCGCACCATCCTCGCCGAGGCGAACGGCACGGCCATCGTGCCTGTCTTCCCGCGCTTCCCGAACTGGGTGGTGAGCGGCTCGGCAGCGGTCCTGAAAAAACCGGCCTGCCCGATGGTCATCTGGCCGGAAAGCCACCGGCCTGGGTCCACGCAAGGCGTCGCCACGGATGGCGCCGGTTTCAAAGCCGTCCAGAAGAGCTGACACATGCGCAACATTTCCTCGGCCCTGCTTGCCGCCATCATCGGAGCCCGACAGAACGGGATTGCTCCGCGCACCCTGGTCTATGTCACCGCGAACAACCGCACGACGGGCCTTCCGGAAAGCATGGGTATCTGGAGCGATCACGACGACAGCAACATTCCGGTGCTGAGCGGCATCACCGGCCTGCAGGAAACGCGCCTCTATTACGGCGGCGGCGCGCTGCTCCAGGTGAGCGACATCCCGCGCGTTTCCGATCTAACGGTGCAAACGGTGACAGTCGACCTGTCGCAGATCGCCGATGTGGCGCAGCGCCTAGTGCGCGAGTACGACGTGCGTCTCGCCAAGGTCGAGATCCACCAGGTGCTGCTTGATCCCGCGAGCGGCCTGCCTGTCAGCGTCGATGCGCCTGTGTTCCTGGGCGAGGTCGATGGCGCACCGATCAAGACGCCGGCGATCGGCGGCAGGGGCTCCATCAGCCTGAAGGTCATTTCCGACGCCATCTCGATGCTCACGCGCACCAATCCACGCAAGTCTTCCTATGAGGCGCAAAAGCGCCGCCAGGGCGACGAATGGGGCCTCTACTCGGGCACGATCGAGACCTGGAACATTCCGTGGGGGCAGAAGGCATGACCATGGAGCTGACCCGCCTTCCAGACTGGCGCCGGCGCTTCGAGGACGCCATCGACGATATTAAGGGCCGCCCGTTCGACTGGTCCGATCACGAATGCGGAACGGGCCTCGCCGGCCGCCTGGCGCTGGCGCTTACCGGTGTCGATTGCGCAGCTCGTTACCGTGGCACCTATGACAGCGCCGCAAGCGCCGTTCGCGTAATGCGCCAGGCCGGCTTCGAAAACCTTGGCGACCTGGTCGCGGATCTTCTTCCCGAGGTGCATGTCTCGGAAGCCTCGGTCGGCGATATCGCGGCTATCCCGGATGAGACGCCCTTCGGTTATGCCCTCGGCGTCGTCAACGGCGAGCGCATCTTCGTCCTGATGGAAAACGGCATTGGGACGGTCGATCTGCTCGATGCCACCCGCGCATTCAAGGTGGGCTGACCGGATGCGCGCTCTAACCATTCTGCTCGCGATCGCGTTTCTCTTTGTCTCGGCCGAGACCGCCTCGGCCGCGCCGGTCGCGGCTGCCATCACGGCACTCGTCGGTGTTGTTAAAGCGGGCGGGCTCGCTGCCGCGTTCGTCAAGCTTGCCTTCGGTCTGGCCGCTCAGTACGGCGTCAGCCTGATCCAGAAAGCCCGCGCCAAGAAGCAGCAAGCCCGTTCCGAGCCGCGCGGTGTCACCGTCCAGGTGCGGGTGGGCGACGACCAGCCGGCGCAATTCATCATCGGCACTTATGCGACCGCCGGCATCCGCAAGTACATCGGCTCCTGGGGCCAGGTCGACAAAACGCCGAATGCCTTCATCACCGACGTGATCGAGCTTTCCTGCATCCCGCATCCCGGCATTTCCGGCATGTGGGTCGACGACACAAAGGGCACCATCCTTTGGAACGAGCCGCATCCAGACGGCCGAGGCTGCCCTATCCAGGAGTTTCGCGTTAGCGGTACCGATTACGCCTGGGTGCGCTTCGTCAACGGCAAGCACACCGTTGCGGATCCGTGGCTGGTGTCGAAGTTCGGCAATTCTCAAAGGCCGTTCAAAGCCACCATGATCGGCCGCGGAATTGCCTTCGCAGTCGTCACCTTCCGGCTCAATCCGGACAAGTTCAGCAACCTTCCCGCCTGCCTTTTCGAGATGCTGCCAATGCCGCTCTACGATCTGCGCAAGGACAGCACCAACGGTGGCAACGGCCCGCAGCGATGGAACGACCAAAGCACCTGGGAGCCTTCCGATAACAATGCGGTCGCCGACTACAACATAATCCGAGGGATCCACTACGGTGACGAGTGGATCTTCGGAGGCCAGAACCTTTCCGCCTTTCGCCTGCCGGCATCGAGCTGGATCGCGGCCGCCAACGAGTGCGATCGCTCGATCATCAGGGCGGACGGAACCACGGAAAAGCAGTTCCGGTGCGGCTATGAAGTCCGCTTGGACATGGAGCCGCTTTCGGTCATCGACGACATCCGGCAGGGCGCCAGCGCCCGCATTGCCGAGGTCGGCGGGTCCTTCAAGATCCTAGTCGGCGCGCCTGGCGCTGCCGTCTATTCCTTCAGCGATGCCGATATCCTGGTGACCGAGGAGCAAAGCTTCGAGCCGTTCCGATCGCTGAGCGACACGCACAACGGCATCGAGGCGACGTATCCGGAGCCGGCCGAGAAGTGGGCCTCGAAAGATGCACCGGCGCGCTATTCAAGCTCGCTCGAGGCGGAAGACGGCAATCGCCGCCTGGTGACGGGCGTTGACTTCCCGGCCGTCCCATTCGGCCGTCAGGTCCAGGCGTTGATGAAGGCGATGATCGAGGAAGAACGCCGCTTTCGGATCCACATCTTCCACCTTCCGCCCGAGGCTTTCGCGCTTGAGCCGAACGACGTCACGGCCTGGTCGTCGGATCGCAATGGCTATGCCAACAAGAAATTCCTGGTCGTCGATATCGCCGGTGGGCTGACGTTCAACCAGCTCGTTCTTCTCAAGGAGATGGACCCTTCCGACTATGGCTGGTCGTCGGCCGACGAAAAGCCCACGGATATCGGCTGGCTCGGCCCGATCGTTGCCCCGCCGCAGCCGATGACCGGCTGGACCGCCGTGGAGGACAAGGTCGAAGATGCGGACGGTAAGGCCATGCGGCCAGCCATCCGCGTCGGCTGTGGCGCGGATATGGACGACGTCGATCGCGTCCACGTCATGGTTCGGTTCAAGGAAAGCCAGGCCATCGTTTTCGACAGCGACCAGACGCCTTACCCGAGACCAGGATCCGGCCATCCGTGTCAGTGGCTGCTGTCAGGCGCATGGTGCCTGCCGGCCAAGTGGTATCAGGTCGCCGGAAAGTTTGTCCCGAAGAGCAACCGCGTCACGGAATGGTCGGCCTGGATCGACGTGCTGACGCCGAACGTCCAGGCGACGGATGTTTCGGTCGGCCTCGGGCAAGTGCAGAACGACGTCAACCAGCGCTTTAAAGATTTGCAAGCCGAGTTCGAGGCGGCCTTCAAGCGCCAAAGCCAATCGATCATTGACTTCTCCCTGGTGAACGCCATCGGCCACCGGCAGCAGATGGAAATGCGCGCCGAGTTGGGGACCGCCCTTGCATCGATCTCCGAGGAGCGCCGTGTCCGCGTCACTGAGGCCGAGGCTCTGGCGCAACAGATCCTGACGCTAAGGGCGCAATTGGGAACCGCGAACGCTACGATCACCGAACTGCGGCAGACGCAGGCGACCGATAATTCGGCGCTTTCTTCGCGCCTCACCACACTTGATGCCAAGGTGGGCAAAAACCTCGGCCGCCTGGAACAGGAAGAAATCGTGCGCGCCAGCCAAGACGCCGTCATGGTTGCGCGTGCCGGCATGCTCGAAGCCCAGGTCGCCAGCAACCGGGCGCGCATTATCGCCGAAGAAACCACCCGCGCCGATGCCGTCAGTGCGGTTGCTCAGAGCATCTCCGGTGTCAGCGCCGACCTTAACGACCGCTTCGGTGGCGGCCTCATCAAGTTTGCCGCTGCCGTCGACCAGTCGGGCGTCAATGTCCGCTACTCGATCGTCATGCGGGCCAACCTCGGCGACCAGTACAAGGAAACCGGCCAGTACTACGAAATCTACACCGAAAACGGTGTCCTCAAATCCCGCGCCGCAACGAAGGTCGATCAGTGGGTCGTCACGGACGGCGTCACCCGCAACTACGCCATGGTCTACCAGGGCGGCGTGCTGCGCCTGAACATCGCCGACATCGGCACGATCTACGCCGGCAAGATGATCTTCGGCTCCAACAAACTCATTATTGACGGTTACTACGGCACGATCGAGGTCTGGCACTGATGGTTAGAATGCTGATCGGTCCCGACTCTACGGGCTATCCCGGTATCAAGATCACGAACGACGCCGATGATCCGCGCACCACGCCGGATAATGAGCGCTGGAAGTTCCGCTACAACAGCAAGTACGCCGTCACCATGAACCTTGGCGGCATGCAGCGGATCAACCAGATCACCCGGCCGGGGCTCAATGACAGTGGCGTCCTGCTCTACTACCCGCCCGGCTCGAACAACGGCAACTTCGTTTACTGCGAAATCTCCGGTGGCGGACAAAGCCACTGGTGCTTCAAGAAAGAGCACTTCCCTCAGCTTCGCTATGACGTGCCGCTGTACGACATCAAGGCGAAGAAGGGCGGCGGCAGCAACAGATATAACCAGCACATGGTTTTCTGGCATGACAGCTACGACTACTACAACGGTCAAGGCGGGTCGTGGGTTCAGGGAACCAGCCGGCAGCTTGCCTGGGTGACGGGCACCAATAGCTCCTTTTTCAACAACATCTTCGGCGCCTGGGCATCCGGCATCATCGTCCAGATAACGCGGTTCGACACGATCGACGGCTTCAACCAGTTCCTGTCGCGAGATCGGACGCTGGTCGTTTGGAACCTGCCTGGGAACCGCGTTCCCGTCGACGAGGCCCCGGCGCTGACGCCGAACGGCAGCAAGGTCGTCGTGATCGGGCCGAATGACTTCAAGACCTCAAGGCCCGGCTATCCAGTTGACACGGCAACGCCGGCCCAGACGTCGTTCGATGCTGCTGCCAAGCTGCCGGTGAAGGTCATTCGCTCGGGCGACATCGCGCTGCCGGCCGGGGTCAGCTACTTCGAGGTTGGCTTCCAGATCCCCGAGATGGTCGCGCTCGACGTGCATTTCTATAACAGCGGCACGATCATGTACCCATCGAACCCGCAGACGGCCAACTTCGGAGCCGAGTACTGGTTTGACGGCACCCGCATTGGCTTCGACGCATCGACGAACATGCGCGCCCGCTTCATGCTCTACCTCGCGGACAACAGTCCCCCGACCAGCGGCGTCAACCGGGTGTTTCGGCCGATCAACGAGGGCGGTCAAAATGCTCTGCAGGTTCTTCGCCCCGGTGCGGCCGACCCGCCGGCATGGCCCGACATTGTCATCGATAGCCGGTGGCCGCAGGTCCAGATCCTCAAGGATGGCTGGATCGACGTCGTGGCTGGAAACGGGGTCTACTACGACATCCCGTTTGATGGAGCCGGCATGTTCCCGATGGTCAAGTACCTGACGGAACACGGCGGCGGCCGAGGTGGCAGCGCCGCTCCCGAGGGCCAAAATCAGCTGAACACGACATGGACCAGCGCCTACCGGCTGCCCTTCATCAAACGGCTTAGATACACGGCGCCCGGCAACCAGTTGCATGCCGGCGAAAGCACCTACTGCGAGCTAACGCAGAACAACGCCCGCTTTTGGACGTTCGCCGGCAACGTCGGTGACTACTACAACCGGCGAGACAGCCCCGGAAGCTGGCGCACCGCTGGTGCCACCCCGCCCATCGCCATCCGCTACTACATCTTCGGCATACCGGCTTAGGAGCTGCCATGACCCTTCCGCACACCACCGGCACGATCACGCTTACCAACGGCTCTCCGAACATCGTCGGCGTGGGCACCGATTGGCAGACCGCCGGCATCGTCGGCGGCATGGTCTTCCCGGTGGTGGCCGGCAACGTCCTGCCGATCCTCTCGGTGCAGAGCAACACGCAGATGACAGCGGCCGTTCCGTGGGCCGGCGCGACGGGCACCTATTCCTACTCGCTTGTCCGCGACACGGCTTATCTTCAGCAGCTTGTCGAGAACGCCGAATTGTTCACGACCATCGTCCGCGAGATGCGCTACGCGTCGATCGCGTCACTCGCCGCAATCGCGCCGCAGATGGACGTCGACAAGCTGCCCTATGCCACCGGGAAGAACTCGATGGCCTGGACGGCGTTCACGTCCTACGGCCGGACGCTTGTTGCGGCAGCGGATGACAGGGCTTTCGCCTCAGCGGCAAAAGTTGTCCGGCGCTCCGGTGGCACGAACATGTCGACCACCAACGACATTATGTACGGCATCGAAACCGGAACCGGCCAACTGATTGCGCAGGTCGACAACACGCCCTTCGGCCGAGTTTGGAACGACTACTACGTCACGACGCAGGGTGGCGCATCTGACATCCGGTCGAAGATTGGAGCGCTCGGCACTGGCGGTGGCACAGTTACAGGTAACCTCCAGGTCAATGGCTCGCTCTCCAGCTTGGCCCATGTGACGGCGCCAACGATGTGGGTAGACCAGCCGGCCAACCAAGACGCGGCGATCTACTTCCGGACGGGTTCCGTGGGAAACGCCGCCGCGAGGTGGGCGATATTCCGGCGTGGCTTCGGCAGCGGTGAACCCGGAGCCAACGCCGGCAGCGACCTTGTCTTTGGCCGATGGGACGACAACGCCGCGTTTCTCGGCATGCCTCTTGTCATCAACCGCCGATACGGGATCGTGGAAACGCGGGAGAACCCGATGGCGGTTGCCTATGCCGGCGCTGGCGCGGCGGCACTCAATGCGGGGCAGCACATAGGCGTCCTTGGGGCGACGACCAACTTTGATTTTATAAGAGGGGCGAACGGTGCCGCGCCAATAATCGGCGGTAACCCCGGCATCGGTGGAAGGGCCGTCCACGTCCCCGTTGCGGGTTGGTACAAGGTGACGGCCTGCGCCGTTGTCAACGCGCCATCGGGCGCGTCGGTGTTCGGCCTTGGTCTCAACGGCGGGTCCTGGGTGGCCATGTATGCGCCCGTCAATGGGTGGACGAGCAGCGCCCGCGTCGTGACCGCCTATCTAAGCGCAAACGCATATCTGTCGTGGTGCGGCATCGTCGGCCTCACCAACTTCAGTCTGGAAAACTCCAGCGTGACCATCGAGCTACTTCAACTCTGAGAGAGGCAACTTATGCAACACAGTGTCCTGCTAGAAACGACGGCCGAAGATGAAAAGGCGTTGGCACATGTCTACCGAACCGGCGGCTTTCAATTCGCGATGAACTCCGTTGTCCGAGGCCTCGTCAATTCCGCCCGCGACCAGTTGATCCGTTTCGAACAAGACGCGGCGGCCGGCGAAGGCCGGCTCCTCATTGGCGATGATGACACCATCATTCGTGCCGCAACCGCCCCGGATGCCGAAACGCGCGAGGTGCAGACCTTGGCCCGGATCGCCCAAGAGCGCGCCGAGTTCGAGAAAAACCAGCCGTTGACGGCAAGACAGCTTCGGCTGGGCCTCGTCAACAATGGCTTCTCGCTTGCCCAAGTCGAGGCCGCGATCGACGCGCTGCCGGACGGCGCTGACAAGGAAAAGGCTCGTATCGAGTGGCAGTATGCCGGCGAGTTCAAGCGCGACCATCCATTGATCGCGACGATCGCCGCCCAACTGGGGATCTCGGCCGAGCAGTTCGAAACCATGTGGGCCGAGGCGCAGAAGCTGTGATGGACAATCCGTCAACCGACCCGCTCGAAGAAGCCGAACGCGCAGCGGCGGCCGCCAACGAGGCCATGAAGGAAGCGCTCGCAAAGCTTCCGGTCTATCGCGCACCAGAGCCAATCGAGGCCGCGCCGATCGCGCCGGATGCGTACGAACCGCTCTATGCGGAGTGAAACACCTGCCCGGTGAAGACCGGGCGGCCGGTGCGCGCTAACGCACCGACGACGGGGTCAAGTTCGCGGCTCTATCCCGTCCGACAGCGCTAATCGATAACCGTCGCACCCGTACCCTGCAGGGCGGGCTCTTAGTGACTGAGTCGAGAGCTTTTTGAAATGGTGTTTATTGAAGACATGAGGGCGGTTTCGCCTACCCTTCCTCCGGCTGCCTGGATCGGCGGCAAGAGGCAACTGGCGAGCCGCCTGGTCGGGATCATCTCGACCATCCAGCACACCACTTATGCCGAACCGTTCGTCGGCATGGGAGGTGTCTTTTTCCGTCGCACGGCCGCGCCGAAGAGCGAGGTCATCAACGACCGAAATGGGGAGGTGGTAAACCTCTTCCGGATCCTGCAGCGGCACTATCCGCAGTTCATGGATACGCTCAAATTCCAGATCACCAGCCGCCGCGAGTTCGAACGCCTGAAGGCGTGCGACGCGGCGACGTTGACCGATCTGGAGCGCGCTGCCCGCTTTCTCTACCTGCAGAAGCTTGCCTTCGGTGGGAAGGTCAACGGCCAGCACTTCGGCATCAGTCTCGACCGATCGGCCCGGTTCAACCTGACGCGCCTGGCGCCGATGCTCGAAGACGTTCATGAGCGCCTGGCCGGCGTCATCCTGGAAAACCTCGATTGGTCCGAGTTCTTCGATCGCTACGATCGCTCGGGGACGCTCTTCTACCTCGATCCCCCATACTTCGGCAGCGAAGACGACTATGGCAAAGCTCTCTTCGGACGCGACCAGTTCGCCGCCCTTGCAGAGCGTTTGAGGCGGCTTCGAGGAAGCTTCATACTCTCCATAAATGACGTTCCGGAGATCCGGGAAACGTTCGCAGGTTTCACCTTTCACGAGGCGGAGTTGACCTATTCGGTCGGCGGCGGCAAAGGGACGCCGGCACGTGAACTGATTATCTCGAAGGGCACCCCGTGACAGACAACCCCACCCTCGGCCAACGCGTCGCCCAAGTCATGCGCGAGTACGGCGAGGTTTCCGATCCCACCAAGCCGCACCTGCTGACTATTCATCTGGGCGACCTGGAGGCGATCGTAGACGAGTACCTCGAATGGTGGCTCATCAACGTCTACGACGTTCCCGACCCGAAACTCGACGAGTAACCAGGGCGCCCCGCCGGGGCGCTCTTCTCTTCGTGGCTGAGTGCTAGAAGTGACCGTGACGCGGTTGGCTCCCTTCTGCAACCACCGGTCTTCGCAGAACTTGCGATCCGCCCATTCTCCGTGCTCTAGCTTACGGCAAGAGTTTTTGTTGGGGGGCCCCGTGGACGATCTTTTGGCTACATCTCTGGGACTTTTCCTAGATGCGTTTAATGAAGTGCATGCCCTTGCGCTCCAGAACCTCGCCACGATGGGGTCCTCTCTGCATGCGAACACTAGATATCCAGCGATCGAGGTTCTCGACAGTGGGATGCCTTCGATCGGAAAAGCTTCTATCAAAAGTGTCGCCCCACCGGACTATGAGTATCTGTTGCGCAAGTCCGGCATTTTCTCCGGCCCACTTTCACAACTGAGTGGCAGAGAGCTTCCGGGTGTTGTTGCACTGACGGATTTTTGCAAACGGAACAAGCTGAGTTGGAGCCGTGAACCCGGCGTTTGGGACGATAGCTTTGAGGTGAAACTTGCGGTCGAAAGATGCGTAATTCACGCTCTTTTCAGGTATGGCGGGAATGCACCGTCAAAGCTGCAAACAGGCCTTATCATTAGACCTTACTGGATGGCTCTGTTTCGCGATCAGCTTCCACTGGCAATCATTGTGCCCGTCTGCTTGACCCATTTTGAGGTCGCTCGCTTTCGACTTGATGAGAGTACGTTCATCACTCGTATTTCTGACCCGATCCAACTGTCTCGATCGATGATGGTAGACTTTCGGGGTGGCACAACTGAAATGGTCTCTAACGCTGCGACGCACGCTTTCGTAGCGACTGACTGGACGGTCGAAAACACAGGGTCCGGTGGTGTTCACCAAGCGCTAGATACACCAGGTACAGACGTGTTTGAGCTGATCGATCAATGCTTCGCCAGTTTAAGGATAGCGACCGGCATCGATACCGGGTATGCGCAAGTGCTTTTTCGCCCGAGGGGCTGGCAGTTCAGCGGGCAATGGGATCTGCCTGCCTTGTACGGTTCCGGTCACCGACGCTACCCGAACCGCTTCGATGCGTTCGGCTGGTTACGCGAGGACCTCCCAGTTGTCTCTGGCGAGCAGCTTAGGGAAGTTCGGAGAGTATTCGGGCTGATAAGATCGTCATCGAGCAATAAAATCGGCATTGCTTTAAAGAGACTCAATGCATGCCTCAGCCGAGACGATGATGTTGACGCACTTCTCGATGCGATCATCGGCCTGGAGGTACTCCTCGGAGATGGCGGTGAAGCGGTCTCTTTCAAACTCAAAATGCGGGCGGCGGGACTGGCGAAGGTAGCAGGAGGCCGCTTCACTGCGCATGCTGCATTCAGTGAAATTGGAAAGCTGTACGGGGAGCGATCGAAGATCGTGCATGGGCACGCTGGCAAACCAAAATCGAATTCGCGCGACGTTGGCGCTTCCTCCGCAAATCTGCCCACCCATAGGAAACAGGCAGCCGATTATCTCCGCATGATTTTGGTGGTCCTGATGGAGCACCCGCGCTACCTGGATCCTACTAAGATAGATACCGAACTTTTGATGGGCTTCAGCCCCGAATGA